TCTATTATACGGTTATGAACTCCGAAGAATTCGCAAAAATCATGGATGTTGAAAAGATTGTGAACACAAACAGAACTCGTAAGAACTCCAAGAAAAAGGGCAGTAACTACGAGAGCCGCCTTTGTAAGCAACTCAACGAGAGATTCAAGACAGAAAACTTTTCTAAGACGCCAGGCTCCGGAGCATATGCAACTACGCATAGTCTTCCAGATTATCTTAAAGTTTATGGTGATGTAATAACACCAGAAGGATTTAGATTTATCTTTGACGCGAAAAAAGGATACAATCACATCGGAATGTCAGACTGTCTCGACCCAAAGTCAGACATCCGCAAGATGCTAGACAAGGTAGAAATTGACGCTACAAAGGCAAAAAAGAGTTTCATTCTCGTCCTGTGCCAAGATAGACGAAAGCCCGTCAATCCTTTCTAAGAGCGTCCTGAGCCCTACAACAACCCATCTAGCAACCTTCTCGTTCGGACCTTACATTGGTATTCTGTTGTCCGACTTGCTTTCCCTTGATGATTCCTTCTTCTACGAAGAAAAAGTGTAATTCCTATCTTGATTCAGACTTCTCAATCGGTTTAGAACGTTGGGAGGGGGACTTAGGGGGTGGGTTCTGAGTCATACTACTTTTAGAAGTTAAGTTCTTAGAAACTGAACTAATTACTGAACCAGAATATCTATTTAAATTACTTAAAGAGTTCTTACTTATAGTTAAATTAAACTGTAAGTAACTTAAATCAGTTACTGATAAAGTAATAAAAGTTTGAATGTTATAAGTTCTTATTTCAATTACGTTCTCTTGCACTAAGAGTTCTACAGAAGGATCTCCATTAATGAGAGGCTTCAGTACAGAATTCAGATAATCTAAGTTTCTGAAAAGATAGAACTTCTTATCAAATGTTGTTTTAATTATGTTAAGGAATCCATCGTCTGTATTTGAGTTAAGAAATACTAGTAAGATTCCTATAAGTAACTTACCATTAGCTTGATCTTTATTAAGTAATTCTACTATCTTATTAAGAAATAAGAACTCAATTACTTTTCCTCTTACGAAATTCTCAGTAATGGGATTGATCTCCATCAACTCTAAGAACTTCTCAAATAGAATAATTACTCTACTCTTATAAGAGTTCGTATAAATTTCATCATAAGTGCATTTCCTCTTCATATGATCCATAATGTTATTCACTAAGGATTTAAGAGGATATTCTATAACAAAGATATCATCTTTTGTTAGAACAGATGCTTTGAATGGTAAGCTGTAAACTACTTTAAGTGTGTCTACTAATTCCTTAAAGTTAGAAAGAATTTTATTGACTTTATCAGGATCTAAGTTAAAAAATTTTCTAAAGAAGAAAGAGTTCCTAACATCCCTTAAGTCTTCAATTTGTAAGCTAAGAAGGTTTACAAACTCTTTAAACGTCCTTGAAGAAAGTAGGGTCTTATCAGAAACTAAAAAATTCTTATAAGAGAAGTTAACTGTTCCTAAGTTATTAATTGAATAAGTGTTTATTTCTTCTCTAGGAATAAAAGACTCTAATGAGTTAGATACAGTTCTAGCTGTGAAGTTTCCTATCTTTCCTAGATCATTATCAATTACTTGTGATCCTAATATTGCTTTAGCTTGAAGTAAACCATCTGCATATGATTGGAACAAATCTAATGTATACTTCTTGTCAGCATTATTCAAAATATCAACGTAGAATAAATCTGATATATGGATAGGACAACCAGCGTTGAAGTCGTTTGTAATTTGAGAATACACTTGTTGTATTCTTACTAAAGATAGTTGATTACTTGTTTGAAGGTTCTTAAAGAATCTATCAGAATAGAAGTTCAATACTTCTTTTAAGTTGTAATCTTTAAATTGAATTCTGTATTTCTCTATGATAGAATTCAATAGGCTCTTTAATACATTTGTTTCGTCTTTAAATACAAACAACAAATCTTCTACACCTAAAGAATACACTCCAAAATATACGGGTCCTAGTGTGCAGAACGTATTTGTTAAGATAGATTTCTCATAAGTAGATAATCTATCTCTACTAAGAGTTAAGAACAAACATTTAATAGAGTTATTCAGTGATTCAAAAATAAGATTATCTTTTGCAGATAATACATTTCCTTGAAGAATTCCCTCTTCGTCCTTAGCCGCAAACTTAACATTCTCCTTTTGAGAGATCAAAGTTTGAATGAAAGTTTCGTAAACTTCTTTGTCAAGTCTATACTTAGACAAGATATGCTTATAGTTTACATCAACTATAGTGCTAAGACTATCGTTATCAGAGATCGAGAGATACGGTGTAGAGAGTGTGTGCTCGGTTAATACGAATTTCCGTTTCTTGATGTCGTCAAAGTTTTGAGACAGATCTCTGAAATATTGCATATCATATTAAATCTTAGTTTGTGCCGGTTTCGTAGATTCTTACGAAATCGTATCTAAAAGATACTTCCAATGTATGGAATTCGTTGGTAGAGTAGTTTAACTCAGCAGCTTTCCAAGACTTAGGATAAACACCTAGAAGTTCGATAACTCTTATTGGTGTCATAGTGTTTCCTAATTGAACAAGTTCTAGCTTGTTTGCCTTGAATGATAGATTTCCAGCGCCACCAGGAGCAGCAAACTTAGTCATTTCTCCGGTAAGAGGATCATAAGTATTCTGGAACCACTTATACAAGGTTGTAGCGGTTCTACGAAGATATAAGTTATCAAATGTCATAGTCACCTCCTCTGTAGTTGATTTACCAGGATAGTAAACTACATCGTTAACTCTATGAACTTCGATATCTTGAGTCGTATAACCTACAGGAGAAACTTGCTTAACTGCAATAGTTAAATCTGTCTGCTCTCCAGCAATCTCTTGCGGTAAACCATAAAACTTAGCTTCCCACTGATAAACTCTTACGGAGTCTAACTCAGTGGAAATTCTAGGTAATCCCTTACCGGGATTAAATCGTCTTCCGAAGCGTGTTTGAAATAGGGAAGTATTTGTCATTTCTTATTCTCTTAATTTATTTAGTTATGTTTTTGTAAGTGATACCTTTATTGATATTGTAAACTGATGTATCACTTATACCGAATTCACGCGCTATACATAATTGGCTATAGGCTCCTGTTTGCAACATATACTTAATAAGTAAAACTTGGTCGCGCGTTAATTTAGTATTAAACGGAATAAACGATCCAGACTCTATAATTTTCTGTTTCTGTTCTCTCATCTTTAGCTTCGTAGCTTCGGACATTGGTCCGCTTCTAACTTTTCTATTCGATCGGCTAACTTTCTCGGAAATTAATTTTTTCGTAGCGTCTGAATGAGTGAAACCTTTCTTTTTTGGATTTATACAAAAGTAAGTTGTCAAAGATTTGCTTATTTTGCTTTTACTTTCGTCGCTTAAACAGCGCCCTAAAGACCCCTCTCCACCCGCCGTCATATTATATCCTTCGATAAGTGAATTATACTTTTTAATAGTCTCAATTTCTGCTACTAAGCATTCTTCATTATTGATATGCTCCGAAACAGTTTCCCATGTGAATAATGAAAAACCATATTTTCTTATAGCTCTATAAAATTTTGTTTGTAAGTTGTAAACGATAGCATTTCTATAATGTTCGTCTTTTCTCTTTTCTAACGTTTCTATAGTTTTGCCTATGTAGATTTTATCGTTTACTGTATTTGTTGCTTTATACACTAATGGCATCTTAAATTCCTTGGCTTATTCCTAACTTAGCTGCTTGGGAGACTAAGTTGAGTTCAAATATAAGAATTTCGGCTGTTTTTGTAGGCTTAAGTAAGACTTTACACCATAATTCGTTTCTATCTACTCTAGCGGCAGTATTAGTAGTTTCGTCGCAAATAACTCTAAATTCCTCGATTCCTCTTCTTCGTTTGATATCATCTAGGAAAGGATCTAATGTAGTTTCAATTTGAGACCATAAAAACGGGTCAGAGGGTTCGAAGATAAACTGTCTGGTTGCTTGTAGAATTACTTTTCTAATGTAGATCATCAAGCGTCTTACATTAATTCTATCAAGTGCAGTAGGATTTCTCTGTGTGGTTCTTTGTCCGAAAATAGTAATTCCCTGTTGTGGGAAGTTAACAATCGGATTGATCGCATTTCCACCTGAATACATAGAATCTCTATCACCTTGAGATAGAGGAACTTCTACTTCTAGTGGCTTAGTTAATCTACCTCTCCGGAAACCGGCAGGCGCAATCCACGGCTCGGCTACGTCGTCAGTATAGCACATCTGGCGAATAGCAAAGATCGCAGGATCATACCAACGATTTGTCTCATCAAATACTGAGAATACTTTAACCCACGGCCAGAAGATTGTAGCGTATGAGTTATTGATTGAAGTAGTTCTTGTCGCTGATTGTCCGTTATGCCAATCAATAGCCTGTTGTGCCCTTGACAAGCCTACAGGAGGAGATACAACCGCTAAAAATTCTTGCGATGTCTCTGCAAGAGTGACTAAAGCATTCTGCACAGCAGGAATCGTAATTCCAGGAACAGCAGCAATACTTACGTTTAACGTATCGTCATCTAATACCTGCATTCCAGTCTTAGTAGAACCAGTAGATTCTCCTATGATAACTGTAGAGATACCGTCATCTGTGGTTGGAATACCGTTAGTTCCACCTGATAACGAATAAGTTCCATCAATTGCTTTAACGAATCTAGTATTATAAAAAGCTCCAACTTCTGCTCCAACACTTCCATCTGTAGTTGGAGCTTTTGTAGTTCCAGAAAGAATTGCTGTTCCAAGAGAGTTTACTTGATAAGTAAACGAAGGAAGTCTAGAAGGAGTAGCAGCAGCACCTGAGAATAATGTTTCTCCTAGAATGTAACGAGATTCTGAGCTATCAAGATCATCAGAGATTATATCTTCAATATAGTTAGATGCACTTACAAAGCTTGCCTTGTAAGTTTCTACTTGAACTCCATTCTCATTCACGGTTAGATTAAAATATGGTCCACCTAATGAGTCAATCTCAACAGAAACACCGGATGTAGTTCCGTCGTTATTTATTCCTAAATTATATCCTTGTCCTGGGTATTGGGATTCTACAAAGTAATTGATAGATGAAACACTGTCTGTGCTCTTATGAAGTGTAGTTCCAAATACTCTTAATGAAGAATAAAGAGTTCCCGCAAGGTTACCATTAGCATCTAAAGCATAAATTCCACTAATGGCATTTGTAGCATAATTAGTTCCACTAAACGTCTGAACATACAGAGAAGCCGACTTTCCTGGCCAACGACCTACAAAATAGCCAAATAGCTGATTAGACTCACCAGCATCGAAGTAAATTCCATATTTATCAGAATCAATGGATCCTCCTAATACTTTCTTCAATGCGTAAGCTTGATACGCACCAGTTTCACCTAATTCGATAGTTCCAGAAGGAATTGATGCTTCTCGCATAGAATCATACTGTGCAACACCTTCACTATCATATACTTGAAACTTTATGTAAAGATTCTTAGTTATTCCAAATCCACTAGAAGCAAACGCAATTGCTGGACAAGAACCTAGTGGAATTATACTTGAAGCTTGAGCAGCAGTTGAAGATGCAGCTCTTACAAAGTAAAGCTGATTAGTAGCCTCAAGGATTTCGATAGCTCCTTCTAATGCCTGACCTGTAATACTCTCACTAGGAGCACCAAATGTATCAATTAACTGCTGTGGAGATGTAATTAATGTAGCTTCGTTGGTCGGTCCTTTAGACGCAAAGCCAACAAGTCCGACTACAGATGAATCTACGGTAGGAGGATATTGTGAGTCATCTTTCTCAATAATATAAACTCCTGGCGAGGTAAAGTTTGGCATTTAGTGTTCCCTTATGAAATCTTAAGTAATCGTCTCTCAGCTAATGTCTTTACTTGGTCCGTGATTGTTGACTCAAGGACTTTTATAATGTGATTAGGAGCGAGATATTGAACTTTAGGACCCTTTGGAGCTTTAAAATAAAGCTCTAGGTTCTGCAAAGATACATTTTTTATTGTTTTTATCGCATCCATACCATTATTTACCTACTATAAAAAATTGATTTGCAATTTATTTTAGCACAATTCGTATTCTGAATTTATACGTTCAATCTTACCTGTAGCCGTATACAAAAACTTAGGGCTTTCAATATACGTTTCTACCATAACAGTAAAACCTTTTCTTAACACTCTATCTTGTGCATCCGGATTGTCCACAGGAGACAATTCAGCTTCTTCTGTAATATATGCTTTAACTAATGAGCTTTGCTTAGTAATAATTTCTAAGCTTGGATTAAACGAGAACGTTATTTGCTCTGATAGTTGGTCTAGATCTTCTTTGTATTTTGACCAAAGAGACACTTGATACGTTAAATTAACTGGTTTTGGAGCAAACGAAAGTATTCTAACAGCTCTTGCGGCTTTTACATCCCAATACTTTTCATGGACTAATGTAGCCATGTATCTTCCTTTCTCTTTTGCATGAGAACTTCCAGTCTGATGAATAGAAATGATAGGAAGAATTAGATTTTTTGTTTCATCTACAGCTTTTGCTACTGCTCTTTCTGGTCTAGCATAAATGCAAGAAACTGTTTTCTGCTTTCCTTCTCCATCTAAAATTGAATACTTTCCGAAGTGCGACAGAAGAAATCTAAGAGTTTCTTTGTACGTAGACAATTTGAATGTATGGCTCTTAGCCATGTCCATTAAAACTTCTCTGATTTTTGCATCTAATAGTGCAGATCTTCCGTCAACGTTTCCAAAGTCGCAAGAACTCGAACTAAGATATCTCAGGTCTAATTGAACCATCTAAAAATGCTCCTATTCCTTCTGAGTGTTTATCAATCGAGGAATCTACTACTTCTTCTGTATCTCTTAACAATTTAGCAGAACAACGATAATGGTAAACACCATACACATTAAATGAATCTTCTTGAACTTCGAAGATCTCATATCTTTGATTTTGAAAGAATGGCTTAATGATATCTCCCGCTATTGGAGGTCTTGATAATTTTCTATCGATGTAAGATTTGTTAAATGTGAATACTTGATCGTTTACTACTTCTAGTCCAAACTGGTTTAATTCTTCTTCTACAACTCTAGGATCGTAATGTCCGTAAACTACTACTGGCTCTTTTGCTATTGACTTTGTTCGTTCTTCCATGTAAACATCGTCAAACTGATTTCCCGTGTTAAAGTATTTGTAAAAGAATAATTTGCTTCCACCTAGTTTAATAACTTCATCATCTATTAAATTAAACAAATTAATATCTGGATTTGTAGGATCATACAAACCAAGAAGATTATCTTCTGGATCTAGCACATCTGGTGCTTTTACTTTAGTAGTAACCTTTAATGGTTTACTCATTAATACATGCTCCAAACTAATGGATCACTTATCTCATTCATTAGTTCTTCTTTGAGTTGTCCTTTCTCAGCTACAGCTCTTTCTAACATTTCTTCGCCATTAAGTTTAGTTCCTCCGGCTGGACCAGGAAGAATTGCATACTTACTTCTTACTTCCCCGAGAATTTCTTTACACGCCGCTAATGCGTAACGTTGAATCCAATTTTTATATTTTGGTTGTATCGTATTAGCATCTATCGCTCTGAATTCTACAATTACATCTTCCAGGAATGCAGGAACAGGAAACAATACTAAGTATTGATTGTTAATTACTTTCCACGCTCCATCCTGACCTAAAGTCTTTCGTAGCTGCTTCATATACATTTGCCATATAGTGAAATCAGCCATATTCATTGACGCTCTTCCGGTAAACGTATCAGAAAAATACTTTAAAAAGAAATCAAATTCTAAACTATTGATTGGATAGTTTAAACCAAATAATGCTTTACGATAAAAAACATGTTCTAAGTTGTCCAAAATAAACTTAGGTATCTCGTAAGTATTACAACCAGCAGAAGCTTCAAATACTGCAAATTGTCTAGTAAACAACGGTGCCCAATAACTCATCTCAGTAGTTGCTTCATCAATCGCAGTTTTAATTTGATGAGAAGTTAATTCAACTCTGACTGTTGGATGCCCTAATCTAGCTAAACAGAAATCCTTAATTTGTTCCTCAAATTCAGAAAATTCTACATCTTCCGAAAACTTAGTAACATTGAGTTTGTCTCTGTCTACTTCTATTGACTTAAAATTGCTAAGTAACGGTCCGTCCTTTTCTCCGAAGGATGATCCGTAAGGTTTTACATTTGGTTTAGGGACGCTTGACATTTTACTTATATTTACCCCATAAAACAAAACAAGCCCGAGTAATTTCTACTCGGGCTGTTTGACTTTAGATAATTAAGCTAGATTAGCTTACAGCAACGTTGTTAACCTTGTTGTTTCTCGCAAAAGGAGCAATAAGGTAGCTTGAGGTCGGACCAACAACTCTTACGATTCTGTAGAATCTTGAAGCAGGCTGGATTACAGCCTTTCCATAACGAGTCATCGCACCCTTCTTTGGCTGGAAGCTTTCTGGATCAACCACTGTTGGAAGTGGCATAAATGGAATGTATGGGCAATATACATAACCGGCGTCCATTGGGTTTGTTCCGTTATAGGCAACAAGGATCTCATCATCAGGATACATCGGATCTACGATAAGAGTATACTTACCGAAGAGAGTTCCCTTGTATGAAATGCTCTTACCCATGTTAGAAGGACCATCCTGGCGAGCCATACCACCTTCTAGTTTAGCAGCAGTCTCAAGGAATGTTGCCATTAGTGGCGAGGTTACGAGAACTGTTCCTGGACCACGGAAAGTAGTCTTATAGATATCCTGTGACGCAAAGTTGATAGCAGCCATCAAGTTAGCGTAAACGTCGCCGATATGACGAGGAGCAAAAGTAAGAACATCACTGGTCAAGTCAGCGATAATTACGTTGCTGTCTGTAGGAGCACTCTCAGTGCTTAGATCTGTTGAGAAATCATAGTTCCATGCACCAGGAACGAAGCTTGAATCCCCGTTTGGTGACTTACCGTAAGTCTCACCGAAGCTATTAGCATTACCGTTTACTAGAGCATTAATAGTCCAGTTACCGATACCAGTAATATCGTATGCAATCATACGAATATCCTCAATCAACTCTCTATCAATCTCAAGCGCAACTTCCTTTGAAATCAAAGTAGTTAGCTCTGACTCAAGATCCATATTGTGATAAGCCTTTAGATCCTGGCTAGCTTCCATTGTCCAAAGAGCACGCATCTTACGTGTCTTGGCAACAACTGCCTGCTGTTGAATATGGAATGATACTTCTGGAATACCAGTTCCAGCAAGTCTTTCGCCCGCAGACACGAACCAACCATGTGTAGTAGTAGGATCTGGGAATGAAGCGATTGCTCCACCCATTGTAGCAGAAGGACCACCATCCTGACCACGTAATACGTTTGATACGTCAAACGAGTTTAGATCCGCTGAATCTCCATCTAGACCACCAGTAGTAGATCCGTTTGAGAGGAAAGTTCCGTTTGGAAGACCAAGACCCGAAGTTGAACCAATTCTCTTGGAGGTTAATCCACGATATGACAACTTCATCTGGCTGTAAACAACCTGCTCACCATAGGTTCCACCAATATTTCCAGCTCTAGAGTGACCTAGATAGAAAATCTGGCTTACGGGACCTTCCATTGGCTGTACTGAACCAATATGATGGAATACTAGTTCTGGGAATACTCTTCGAACTAGAGGGAAAGAGAACTTCTGGAAAGTGCCTAACTGGCCTACTGTAGTAGTTCCAGCAGTTAACGCTTCCTCGCGCATCTTTGCCTGCTCAGCTAAAGCGCATTTTGCTTGGTTCTCAAGCAAAGTCGCAGTAACCTTCCGCTTGTAATCATCTGTAATGCCTTCGAGCAGAGGTGCCCAACGCTTAACAATGTGGTCTGACCCACCTAACTTATTGAATTCCTTATCCATTTTTTATAACTCCTGCTAATTTCAACATATCGTTATCGAGCATAGTGTTTCCTGTATCTAAAATACTCTCAAACAATTTCTCGCTTTCGGTTTTCTGCTTAACTTCTGAAACAACAACTGCCTTCTCTGAAGACTTAAACGGTTGTTTCTTCTGCTCGCTAATTACCTCTAAACCACTTAATTTCTTCTCAAGTAGGCTTACAGCATTAACTAGCTTAGTATTCTCTTTCAATGCCTCACTTAACTCACTAGACATAGAATCTAATGACTCCTCAAGCTTTTTGTTCTCGCTTACAAGATTCTCAATTGGAAGGTCGTAATCCTCAGACATTACTTCGACCGCCATTAAACCTTGAATATGCTCAAACAACTTAGCCTTACGGTAAGTCTCATTAGTATCCTCTAGTTGAGCTAAAGCTGACTCTTGAATTTCATCGTGTTTCAGTCTAAGGAATCCCATTACCTTTGCAGATAATGATTTTACCTCTGCTGCTACACGCTCCTTGATTGTTGCTTCGACAAGTTTGTTAATGTCAGAGACTGCACTCTCTGACAAACCTGCTGGAAGCAATTCATTTAACTTTTTAGTCATTATAACTCCTTGAATATTATCTATTTAACTTTTTTTGAACAATCTTAATCTTTCTTGATTCTGCTACGCTTTAGAATCTCGGTCTTAAGCTGTTCAAATACTTTTGCGTTATCTTGTTCTTTTGAATCAGTTACCTTAGATAAATCAGATCCGGTATCGCGTTCTCTTCTAGAAGCCCAATATGATTTTGCCTTTGCTTTAGGATCTTCCTTCTGCTTCTCAGCATCTGGCTTTACTTTATCCTTTTCCGTTTGGAAATTCTCACGAAGTAATGCAATAAGAACCTTCTCTCCAAAAGTCTTCTTAATCACAGCATCCATATCCAGTTTCTTACTTTCGGTAACTCCAGGATATGCACCACGAGTAGACGGATCAGCAACAAGATCAAACGTGACTAATCTAAAGTCTTCGTTTACATGCTTAACCCCAGCTTTGTCTTCTGAGATAGTTCCAGTGCCGCGACTAGAAATTCCTATCTTAACTTTATCATTGATAAGAGTTTGAGCAATCTTTCCAGCAGGAGTATTGAGGATTTCTGCCTCTCCAATCATATCCTTACCGACCATTTTCAGATTAGTGATTAAATGGCTAGCGTTAGAAAGTCTAACGTTATTGGCTTCCGGATGATCTAATTCTCCTACAAGCATTCTGTTTTCGAGCATTGGCTTTAGTGACTTAATAGAGTTTTCTAGAATTTGTTTACTATAAATTCTCTTATTAGCATTTGCCTCATCTGCTCGCTGAAATACTCCACGAATCTTCATCGTAGAGCCGTTTTTACCTTCGCTTAATACTTGAATATTATCAAGCATAAACACATCTGTAAGTATTTTATTCATTATCGTATTTCCTTTGTTGGTTTCTTTCCACCTTGGTGGCGAACCATTGTTCTTTGCGCGTAAGTTTTAACTGCTGAAAAATCAGAAGGTATCGATCCAGGTGAAAATCCTTTTGCTACTCTACCTTGATACATTTGTTCTGGATCTTGTCCCCACTTTCGTTTTGTAATAACATATAGACGATTAGCTTTTTTTGTAGAAAAGATTTGACCCATCTTTCCTCTTTTTAATGCGTCCATAATACTTTTATAAACAAAAACTCTACTCTTCTTAGAAGATACTTTTTGTGACTTAGACTGAATAGCCTTGGATCCTGAATGCGATCCACGAACCCTACTAACCTCGTTTATTAGTTTGTGAATATCCATATTTAACCTTCTTCTTTTGTTTTGGTTTTGAAGTATTAACTCCTATCATCCCACAAGAAGTTAGTTCTTGAATTATCTTCTTAGCTTGACTAACAACATTAGCTAACTCAGAAACTAATTGAGTAACTTTAGCTTCCGTAATGTTTTCTGGCTCATCCTCGTCTGTATCTTCCTCTATCTTTTTACCGACAATCGATTCTACAAATTTAGAAGGAACAGTAACACCTTTGATATCAACAGCATATTCATCTAATTTGTTCGATACGCTTTCTCCAAGTACATTTGGAGCTTGCGAAGCTGGATCAATTTGACCGGAATTAAGAATATCGCCAACGATGCTGTTAAAATCTTTGATTTTCATATTACTTCTTCTTCTTTGTATCGGTCTCGTCTTCCTCATCTAATGAAAGTAATGAATTTACAAATGTATCAACTTTACCTTCATCTAACGCTTTCTCTAGCTTTGACTCACAAAGAGGGCAAACATGAACTTCTGTTTCTACAACAGGCGCAGGATCTGGCGCTTTAGCTGGCTCAGCATCCTTTTTCTTTGCTTCAGTAATAACTGGCTTATGACCTAATGACTCTAAAATAGAGCCAACGATATTTTCATCTAACATAAAATTTTCTCCGTATACGTTAATTTTATCTACCTATTTAGTTAACACGATCCATAAATTTTTTGGAATCTGAATGAAAGTGTCACCGATGTTGATGCGACTGTATTGATAGCAGTCACTTTTACAGGCGGAAAATACTTTTTAGATTCTTCCAAACTAACAATCGAACCTACAAACCTTCCATTTTGAAACAAGATACCTTGAGGTAATTCACCTTCAAATGAAAATTCTATTCTTAAAGGTGCTCGTTTAGCCGAATCCGCATATATTGGCAATTCTGCTCCAGAACGAACAGTGAGTGGAGGACCAGGATAATTCTTATAATGAGTTCCAGAATCTTCTTCTATCATTGGAGAATAAAGTTCTACTGGACTAAAGTTTAATGGGCAACCATATAAAAACACATCTGGTCTATTAGGAATATACTCCATCAACATTTTAACTAATATAATGCTAGAAGGATAAGCTATTACTGGTCCGAGGACACCGTAACCAATTGTATTGCCTGGATCCTCACCTTGAAGATCTCCACCACCATCCGCATAAACAGTTAATGCTCCATTATCAGCTACATCTCCACAAGCCATAGGATCTCCATCCCGAACTAAAGGTAAGTTGTTTACAAACACAGTAGTTGATCCCATCACAGGAATTACAGAATGTGTTGTTGGAATAGGAGTGCAACCTGGAGTGTGATCGATAAATGCGTCCCCGACTCTAACAGCCGGAAAATTTTCTACATAAACATTTTGACTTCCTGCTTGGGGTAAAGTAGGAGCCCAACAATGTCCTTGTGTTAGATTTATAGGATTTGTGTTAATTACTCGTGGCATTAGACTGGATCTTGAGGATTAGTTACCCTATCTACTGTTTCAATAATTACAGAATCTATTGTATCGCCTAATAATGATCCTTCGTTTACGTTTTCTCGTTGTAATACATGCTTAATCTTATAGCCACGTAATCCGTTAGCTAATTTATCTAAATAAGTCTTAGGAATTTCAAAACTTATCTTTGCCATCTCATCCGCGGTTAAACGCCGATAAATGTCCCACCAAGTTATACCTGATAGTCCATATGTCCCTGAAATATTAGTTTCGATTACTTGGTTAACTAATCGATTTGTTATAGGGAAGGTTTTACTTGGTTGATCCGAAATGTATCTACCACCAGAGAAATACAAACCCGAATAATCAAATCCGGAAGTTTCGTAAGAGAAGCTAACGTTTTGTGCATTATTTGTTTCAAGCATACCAATCTTATAGACTCCTTCTCTGTCTATAAGTAAATTCTGCTTTACGGAAGTATAGAGTTCATGTTCTGTAGACGCATTGATATCATTAATCACTTGTAGCTCTCGAACATACGGAGAGGAATAATTTATTAATTTTGATCTTCCACCGAAAGGATTAAATTTGCTTCCTCTAACTGGAACAAAAATAATAGCAAATGCTATATTTCTTGATAGAATGCTATTGCCAGCATTTGCCTTGTTCGGATACATTGCATCAAATGAAATATCCGATTGACTAAAACTCACCATCTCAGAATCTTGAACGTATCTTAAAAACGGATCGTCATAATCAACGAATACTTTGCTTACGTTAAATCCATATTCTCGTAAGTGAGCATTGATTGTTTCTGGAGCATCAATTAAATCGTATATTCCAGATACTTCTCTAATTAATGGATTTGATCGTTCCATGTCTCCAACAGAATCTAATCTAAGTTTCATATACAACGGAACTAATGGTGTTCCTGTAGTATAAGATTCAAACTCGCTTAATGCACTTACTGACTCCACTGTATATTTTATAGCAGGATCTTTGCCTACTAACTCAAGCGCAGTATCCCTTAGAGAAGGAGAAAGATAATAAGTTGCTGATAATTGATTATCTGTAACAAGAGGAACAACAGAACCATCTTCTAATGTAGCAGAAAAATAATAACCATGTCCTGGACCGTATTGGACATAACTTGTAGCTTGTGTAATTTCGTCAACTACAGGAAGTCCTTGATCTAGCAAAGCTACTACTTCTAATCCAGCATCTTGAATAGGAACTGGTTGAACTACACCATTTAATCTCTCGATAGGAATATTAGCTTCAATATCTGTATTAAGCCGTTTACTTCTTAACAATAAAACTTTAGATATTTCGTCGTCTTGCTGGAATGGATCTGAATTAGTTGCTTCTGAAGATATCAAACCTAAAGCTGCTTGCTCTTTTAGTCCCTGTGATCCTAATTCGCTTATCTCTAAGAATGCATCGTTACGTTGCTTTTGATATAGATTTATGAAGTATGAATCATCGAATTCTCCTAATCTATTTGTAGTCATTAAAAATCTTATGGTTTCTACAAAATGATCTACATTTATCAGCTTACCGTTTACAAAATGTAAATTAGACAATGCTTGTAATAATTCATACCGTAAACTTACTAATACTTTTTCTTTTGTAAGTTGTGTATATGGGAATTCAGTCCATGTTGTTTGTGTTCCAGCCTTATTTAAAATATAAGCTACTTCTTCTGGAACTACTGGTTTAAAAATATTAAGCCATTTAGCATTACTAACTAATGTTGTTGAATTATTAACAGGATGTTGGAATAAGTTGTAAGACGAATGATAAATTGAATCATTATCTTTATTAGAAGATGAAACAAACTTCTTTTTTGCTTCCCGTGTTACATCTAATACTTTTACTTTTCTAGATTCTTCGAACAATAAATTTCTAGAAATACCTACCGATAAATCTAACGTTTGACCAAGCAGAGAATTATTCCCTTTTAGAGAATTCAAAATCTCAGATCCGGTCCCTTCTCTCTGTCTTGTTCCTCCGCCGTCGTCGATACCCGCAATACCTTCTGATACTGAAATAACAATAGGTATAATTCCGGTTCTAGGTGGATCTATTACTACAGGAGTAATTGGAGTAACAACAGGTCTAGTTCCTATTGGTGTTATTGGGCCGGCAATAGGACATTGTCTAATAATTACATCTCTACAGGGACTTCCATTACTACCACCTTGTGTAGTGCATTGTTGTGAAGTTAGATTACAATCATTTGGTCTTGGACCAATCCTTCCATCAGGAAGTCTTCCTGTTCCGTTACCTAAATCAGTCCAGCATAGTTCACATCCTTGTCTAATTCCTTTTTGAACATTCTCAAACGGAGGAGGACAGTATTCTAATCTAGATACACACTTATAGTAAGGAGTAGGCGTAATCGGACCCCTCACTACCACCGGAGTTATAGGTCTTACAATAGGAACAATATCAGGAGGTCGAATAACAACTGGAGTTATTGATGTTCCTGGACAAGTTCTACTTTCCGTGCGGCAATAAATTGCGCATTCTCTTAATGATGGATATTGCGCGCACGGTCCAGTTTGTTCTCTAGCAGGAGGACATGCAACACATTGTCTAATTATTTGACGTGGAAGATCTGGTCTTGGTGGAGGACAAGGAACAGTAGTTTCAGTACATTTTACTCCACATTTCCAACATGGAGCTTCCCCAAATCCTACCGCTACACAGTCTTGGAATGTTTCAAATATTCTACCGTGTCTAGTTCCTGGAGGAACATTTCTTTTTTTAATGCAACCTCTACCTTCTAGACATTGACTTGGATTATCTTCACAAGCGGCACCACAAACACACACCCACTCATCTAATGGAGGTCTTGGAATTGCAGGTCTTCCTGGTATTTCATTACAACATACAGGATACTTAGGAATTCTATTAACTACGGGTGGAGGAACAATCTTATCCCCAACCCGTAACTTTCCTGGCAAGAACTCGCCACATCCTTGTTGTACATATCCATCGGTTATCCAAGTATCACTTTGCTCGCAATAAAGATCATACGCTTCGTCATAACCAGCAGGAATAATACTTAATATTTTTGCTCGCCAAGTTGATCCTTCTCTGATATCTTCCTTTACATTACTAAGTAACTTATTCCATTTTGCTTTATGAATTTGATGTAGTTTAGATAATTTACTATACCGATCTAACTCAGAATATGAAATATATACGTCATGTCTTGGGTATTTTCTAATAATCTTTCTTCCATTTATACTTCCACCATCATCTTTAAAAGAAGAATAAATTCTACCGTGTACTCCAAGATATAGTAATGCTCGTCTAATATCTAAAGCTAAATTACGAGACGTAGTAGTTATTGCTATAGTATTTTTCTTAATGCATCCGTCAGTTGCAATAAGACCATCAATGATCCCTATTATACAATTTTTAGATTTAAGTAAATCTATAGGAATAGTTTTATTGTGCCCTTCTACTGTTGATAATTTATAACGTCTTGCTAAATTTTCTGAATATGGAATATTAAGTTGCAAATACGCGGATTTAGAAATTTTTGATTCATGTAGTTTTCCAAAATTAAACTCAAAAACTTTTCTAAGTTCATTAATATAATCTAATTCATCCTTATTAACGGATACTCCATATAATTTTTCTTTTGTTATAGTTCCGTCACCTAATAAAATTCCGCAACGCAATCCATCAAAATAATCAAAAGTATTATTTTCTGTGATTGGATCTAATTCACACGGATGAACTTGAACAAAATCTCCGATAGTTATCTCGTCTAATCGTAATTGATTTATAACTTTATTTCTAATTACGTTATAACGATGACCGGCTGTTATAAATTGTTCGCCGCCATCGGAGAAAGAAACTTTAAATAGTTGAATACTTTTATGATGCTCAATAGACTTCACCGGCTCAGAGCCAGCTAATGTGCATATTTTATCCCCAACATTAATATCTTCAACCTTGGTATATCCAAATGGAGTATTAACCAATGTTCCTTTTCTAACGCAGTTAAAATGAATCTTAGTAGATGGCATTACATAAATGTTATAGCTTGATTAGTTTCTAATCTACCAACATAACCTTGCCATGACCCAGGATATCCAGTAACTTTAAAAGATATTGATGGATAAGTAGCAGCTCCAAATTCGCTCATACCCTCGATATACCGAGTATTGACTGGAGCTAATGACGGATGCGAAACCGCTATACCAGCAAACCAATAATTTTCTCTATTATTTTTTGGCGTAGCTTGGAACGGATAACCACCCATTAGTCTACGTTTTGAGTTTACTCTCTCTATTGGATGAAGATCATTTGCAACCCACGCACAGTGAATAGTAAATGAAT